TCTTGTTTATATGCCTTGTGCTTCACATGAAGACTATGTAGAAGCAACTGGAAACGAAGTGAAAGCTATATCTGCTCAAATGAGAGCAGCGTTAGCAAAGAAGGCTAAAGACCACAATGAGAAAGTGGGAGATGTAAAATCGAAAAGAACATCTACTCGAACTCTCATCTCGGTTTTTAATAGAGGTGTAGGAGCGTATAATACGAATCCTGGATCTGTAAGACCTAATGTCTCTAGCCCAGAGCAATGGGCATTAGGAAGAGTAAACAGCTTTCTTTTTGCACTTAGAAACGGAAGGTTTAGAAGCGGTAAGCACGACCAAGACTTACTTCCCACAGGACACCCAATGTCCTCAAAGAGTTTGGAGCAAAGTATGAATAAAATGTTTAATTTAACCTCGGTATTTAAGGCTCAAGAATCAGATGATGGTAGCATAAAAATACGAGGCTATGCAAGTACAAATGATACAGATAGGTCTGGAGACATAGTTGACAAAGACGCTTGGACTAAAGGCGGCTTACAAAACTATCAAAACAATCCTATCTTGTTATTTAACCACGACTATAACACCCCGATCGGTAAAGCAACAAGTCTTAATGTTACCGACAGAGGTTTAGAAATCGAGGGAATAATCAGCAAATCAGCGGGTAAAATCGCCGAGATGGTGAAAGAAGGCATCCTAGGCGCTTTTAGCGTCGGTTTCCGAGTCAAGGATGCTGACTATATGGAGGAAACCGATGGTTATAGGATCAAAGACGCTGAGCTTTTCGAGGTGTCAGTCGTGTCTGTGCCGGCCAACCAGGCCGCTGTCTTCTCTGTAGCGAAATCATTCGACTCAGAAGAAGATTATAAGGCTTGGACAGCCCAGTTTAGAAATGATCCTCATGTTGTTAAAGGTCAGTCCGAACAGGACTCACCAAAAGAAACAGCGAATGCTGTCTTCGAGGAAACTATTATGTCTGACAATAAGGACTTTAATATCGAAGAATTTGCTCGTGAAGTTGCACGAAAGACCGCTGCCGAAATTCAGATGAAACAAGCTGAAGAAGCAGCCGTTGCTAAAGCAGAGGCTCAAAAAGCCGCTGAAGAAGCAGCAGAGGTCAAAGCAGCAGAACAAGCAGACTTCGAACAGAAGAAAGCGGAGGTTCAAGCAGTCGTAACCGGTGTAACCACTGGTGCAGAACGTCTGATGGCTGATTTGGAAACCCGCGTAAGTGAAAAGCAAGAAGATCTCGGCAAAGTTGTCGAAGAACTTCGAAGCGAAATTAGCGAGAAATCTGCTGAGATTCAACATATTCGTGAATCAAAGCGGGTCTTTGGTGCTACAACTAATGATTGGAAGAAATCATTTGAGCAAGATATTAATGATGCGCACATTCTTGGTGCTGCAACCGGAAAGGGAATGAACACCCGATTTGGTCAAGATCTGATGGAGAAAGTCAACGGCCAATCTGGTGTTGCAGTTTCTTCTGCTGACTTCGAACAAGAAGTCTCTAGCAATCTTGAGCGAGATATCCAACTTGATTTGGTACTCGCACCCTTGTTCCGTGAAGTAGCTCTTAATTCAGCTACTCAAATTCTGCCTATCATGCCAGATGCTGGTTATGCAGAATTCTACGATCATGCTAGTAATACTACTACTGATGGTGGCGCACCTCACGGTAACTTGCAACAGCGTGGTGACACTTATGTCGCTAACGGTGGCGGTGCTCGTGGCGGTGTTGATCTGTCAGAGCGTACTCTCTCGGCTAAGAAACTCATCTCACTTTCCTACTTAGGAAATGAGACTGAAGAAGATGCGATTATTCCAATTCTTCCTCTTATCCGTGAAGCCGTTGTACGGTCACACGCACGTGCAGTTGAGCAAATGATTCTTGTAGGTAACTCTGCTGATGGTATTTATGGTACCAGTGGCGCAGCTCCTAATGGATTGATTGCAGATGCAATTGCTGACTCTGACAAGACTCAGCACGCTACTGCTTTTGCTTCTCACCCTGCTATGGTAGCCACTGAATTGTTGGCTGCTCGTAAAAATATGGGTAAGTATGGCGTTCGTCCTACTGACATTGTTTTCATTGTCAGCTTGGATAAGTACCATGAGCTTATAGCCGACACTGCGTATGCAGATGCCAGCCAAGTCGAAGGACTTGCTACTAAACTTACTGGTCAAGTAGGCCAGGTATATGGAACTCCTGTAATAGTATGTGAAGAGTTTGCAGCAGCAGCTACAAGCAAGTTCTATGCAATCGCAGTGAATCCACGTAACTATGTAATTCCGCGTCTTCGTGGTGTTACGGTTGAAAGCGATTACGAAGTTGCAAATCAGCGTCGCGTGTTGGTTGCTACCCAACGCATTGGCTTCTCTGATGTTATTGATAACGTCACCTCTAAGTGGGGTCTTCAATTCAAAGCCTCTTAATCCTTTAAGGGTAATTAATCGGGGGAGGTTCGCCTCCCCTCGATTTATTTATAGGAACAACTAATGGCAGATTTATTTTCACTAGATGATTACAAGACGTTTAAGGGCATCGAGCACTTTAAAGACGATGGTAAGATTTCTGCGCTGGTTAGTCCTATAAGTGAATTGGTAAAAACTTACTGTGGAACTAGTTTTATTGACCACTACTCTTCTGCATTGACAGAAAAGTTTGATATAATGGACAATCAAACCACAGAGATATTTGTTACAGAGTCACCGTTAAATACGGTAACTTCTGTGAAAGAAAGGAGTGGATTAGGTGTTGCCTACGAAACTCTGACAAATAATGAGCATTATTATATTGATAGTGAGCATGACAGAATCTTTAGGATAGACGGAGACATATCTCCTAAATCTTTTCCTAGGGGTTTTGCTGCTGTAGAAGTTATTTATACAGCAGGGTATTCAGCAACCCCTCCAGATTTGAAGCTGGCATTGTTTGATTTAACTACTTATTACCTTAAAGAAGAGTACAAAGGTAGAAAATCATTAGCAGGCGCCGCTATTCAAAACGAGACAGCTACCTCTATCCGTGATGATATAGGTTTTCCGGACCACATAAAACGAATTCTAGATATGCATAGAATTGTGGACGTGATGTAATGGCTCGCGCTCAGACTACCCGCAGATCAGGCATCTTAAATGCTCTGGCAGAATTGTTCCAGCGCATTGACGGTGGCGATGGGTATAAATCAGATTTAACTGGTACTATTTCTACTCGAATGAAATTTTGGGATGAAGTAGATGTATTTCCTTCTCTTCATATGTCAGCGGGTACTGAAACTCGTGAATACTATGGAGGAGGACAGAAATTCAGATTTCTAACTGTTACACTCAGAATCTATGTAAACGCAGATGACCCAATAGAGGAACTCGAAGAAGTACTAGAAGATGTTGAAACAGTTATTGATGACGCTGGACACTTTAATTATTCGGCTACTGAAGGAACGCAAAATATAATGCAAACTACAGTAGTAAGTATAAGTACAGATGAAGGCGTATTGGCTCCATTAGGAGTCGGAGAAATGATCTTAGAAATAAGATATTAGAGCTTAGATTTACTTCAGCAAACGCATAGTAAACACAGCTCAAGTTAAAGAGGAGACCTATTATGGCTCTATATTTTCAACGCGACGCGACCCTACGAGTCTTCCCTAATAAGGCAGACGGTACGTATCCTTCGGCAAGTCCGGCATATGATATTCCTTTGTTAGAAGGATTTTCTTTTAGTCAGACTACTAACTCTTCAGAGGTAACTCTGTCGGAGATGGAAAGTACAATCGGTAACTCTCGTAGAGGACGAAAAATGTTTAATGACTCTCTCGCACCTGTCGAGTGGAGTTTTTCAACATATCTAAGACCTTATATTGCATCTACCAGTGCAAATCCTGGCTCAGGAACTACATATTCTTGGGGTGATGGTGACCAGCACTTGGTGGACGAAGTATTGTGGAATGCTTTGCTTGCAAAAGGTCGAATTGGTGAAGCTAATAATGAAGTAGATAAAATTACTATTACTACAGCAGGTTCTGGATATCTTGCTCCTCCTGCTATCACGTTTAGTGGTGGCGGTGGATCAAGTGCTACAGCAACTGCAAATATTAATGCTTCTGGAGCGGTAACTGATATCAATATCACAGCTGGTGGTACAGGATTTACTTCTGCTCCTACAGTTGTAATTGGTACAGCATTTGCTGCAAGCACAGCACTGGCCCTTAATGATCAAGTTTTCCATGGTGCAAACTTGTATACTGTGACTACTGCAGGTACTACGCATGGTAGTACTGTTCCTACTCATACGAGTGGTGCAGTTGCAAACGGTAGTGCTACTCTT